TTCCCATTGCCGTTGTCGCCTTGTTGCCGTGGGCCGTGGTGTAGAGTGCTGTGCCGTCGTAAATCAGTGTCGGTGAACCCACAGATGCCGTTGTCAGTGCGGGCTTGATGATATCGTACACGGCTTCATGGACGCTCTGGAACCCTGCACGGGTGAGGCGTCTTGTCAGTCCTCGCAAGGCTCCGATATCATCGTTCATGATAAGTTCTCGCGTGACACCCTCTGTCCCACCATGCTTCGCCGGAACGTAGGTTGCTTCTTCATCCGTCGGAGATGTGAGGGGCAGGTAAGGCGCTGCCTGTGCAACAACTGGGAGATTCGAGTAGCCTCCCCATCTCACGCGGTGCTGAGTTTTGAAGTCAGACAGTGGAACCACCTCAGCGAATTGTCGCCAAGTATCGAGTCCGAGCAGTGGATAGTCCCGCACCAGACGCTTGTTCATGGCGTCGGCAACGATCTGTGACCAATCTCCTGTCTGGAGTGTGGCCTGGAACCTCGCAAAATCCCGGCGCCCCGTGAGTTCATCGTCTCCGGTGAAATCGATATACGCAGCCTTGATAGACTGGTAGGGGTTGAGCGTCTTCTTCTCCTCCGGTGTCAAGGGCTTGAGCGAGCCTTCAAGGAAAAGTCCATAAATACCGTTCTTCACCTTGTCAACCTGATCCATACCGGCCCTGATATCCAGGCCCCGGTTGTTGAGCTGAGACGGGACGAGGGACGCCCAAATATCTTTCTTCCGTTTGATTGCGGCGTCGATATCGGCTTCCTCAGCAACCTTGTCCTTGAACTCGACCTTGAGTTCATCCTGAAATGGAACCGGGAGCTTCGAGTCAGCGAGCTTTGCCGAAAGCAGGAACTGTGATGCCCTGATCTGCATCTTCTTCACCTCGGCTGCAATCGGATCTGTTACCGATGCCCGGAAAGCGCTCAGGTCAAGGATGTTGTCGGTCTTCGCAGCTTGGATTGGAGCGGGCTTGAGCGACTTGCCGAGTTCCGTGAACATCTTCTCGATCACCTCATCGGCGTTCGTTGTGTTGATACCGTCGGGTAGCTCGAACCGTGGGTGAGCTTTGTTCGCTGCCACGAGATGCGTCATGAGTTCGTTCTCATTCACCTTTGGCAGTTCGACCTTTTGATCGACAAGAAACGTCGGCCAGAGAATCGAGAACAGGAACAGCAGTTTCTCCTTCATTGAGGTGTCTCCTTGTGGATGTAGTTTTGATGCAACCATTCTTACAACGACTCCATCGGCTGCACCGCGCTCGACGAAATCAACCATAACGCGGTCAAACGATGTCGCGACAATGTCCTGCCCCTTACGCTCCGCTTCACCCGTCGCATCAATTGAGAGTTCATAGGGCATGGGGGCAGAATTATCAGAAGCGAAAACCAGGTTCTTCCGGATGTCATCAGCCGAGGGGTACAGCGTCAACGTGGCTTTCAGTTCTTCGCCTGCGATCCACGGGCCTGTCATTACACCGACGATGTCCCGGACAGATTTCCGGTTCGAATCCTTGAGGTGGCCGGCGAGATCAGTCGTCGTATTGGCGTAGACCTTTGCGCCTTCGAACTGCAAGAGATACTTTTCAACAACGTCCTTGGTGATGAGGTAGTAAGGCGGGGTCTTGATCTTGCCGAATTTGAGGATCGTCACTTCCCACTTTGTCCCGCGTTCCATAACGCCGGGAGTCGTCTGGACCATGCCGGTAACATCGACAGCTCCGCGGAAAGAAAGTGAGATCGGGTCCTGCTTTGTCGAGGCTTTCGTCGGGACGTATTGCTGTTCGACCTTTTGCCATTCGTCTTTTGCGGCGAAGGTGACAACCCCCTCCGCATCAACGGTGTAGCCGATCCGGTAACAACCGTCACCAGCCTCGGCAATCACGGCGTCATCGTAGACTTCCTTGACGTAGGCACTCTGAGCCGGGGCATCTCCAAACTTGCTCCAGAACGCCTGACGGATCTTGGAGAGTTGTTCGTCCAGACTCTCGCCGACCGTTGCTGACAGTGCCGCCTTTATCAGTTCCCGGATCTTCTTCAAACGATCGAAACCTTCTGCCAGTCCTTCTTGCCGTCCTTGCCGATCACGTTGATTCCGGCCTGGGTCGGGCCGACCATCACGATCTCAACCGACTGGCCGGGGAAGAGAGACCTGACCTTCGCAACGATGTTCTCAGGGGCCTTGCAGAGATTCGTGACCGTCACCTTCGCTGCTTCAGCCTGAGCGTCCTTTGCGGCTTTTGCATCGGCTTTCGCTTGCGCTGCGGCTTCTTTGGCTGCGGCTTCTGCCTCGGCCTGTGCTCGCTCTTTGTCGGTTGTTAGCATTGATGTGTTCCTTTCTTTGGTGTAGGCACAAAAAAATAGGACAGGCCTTGAGACCCATCCTTGCGGGATGAATCTTAGATCGGTCCTAATCTCACGTCGATTTACTTCCGTCCGAGGACGGATAGGATTACGATCGCAAAACCGGTTGCCCTAACCTTGGGCTATGTTGGAACGAATATAGCTACGTCACCCCACCAATGTCAAGAGATGGGGGAAGTTTATTTTTGTCCGTTCACCGGCTCCAACTCTTCGGGGTAGAAATACACATCCTTCAATTCACCATTGTTGAAATATCGGACGCTGGTTTTGAGCACGCGGTTACGCCCATACCAGAATCCCTCAACGACACCAACATGCCCATCGAGCGGAAGGATTTTTACTTTCTGGCCCACGCAGAAGGGAAACTCAACATTGCGTTCCTCGGAATGGATGTAGTTGTTCGGGGCTGGTTCTGTCATGCTTTTTTCCATCACTCAAACCTTCCAACAACAGGGATAACGTGACATTTGCAGTTCACCACGTCTCCCACGGGAAGCGTGGGATCATGCGGGCCGTCGATCATGTACGTTATCCCATCGGTTCCATGAAGCGAAAACTTCTCGCTGACTTCGATTGTAACGCCGTCAAGTTCAAGATGCCCTATCCGGGGCGTACCGGTGTGAGAATGCAGCCATTCCTTTTTCAAGTCCGTCACTTGCGTTGCGGCCTGCTCTAACCGTTCCGTTGAGGCGAGGTTAGCAATCCTGTTGACCTCTGTTTTGAATATCGCCTCAGCACGCGCCCCCACGGTTCCGAATACAGACGGGTTCTTGAGATTCCGCCCAATCTCCTTGATGATATCTGACACCGGCTTTTGTCCCATCACACCGAGCCTGACTTGCTTCGTGATCTGGGATTTGGAATAATCAGTCAATCCCGTCACGAGATCGGCCCCGAATTCCTGAGCGACATTGAGCGTTTGCTCCGACAAGTAGGGAAGTGCAACACGGAGGTTTGCAGATTCAAGAGCATCATCAACGGTCTGGATTCCTTTCACGAATAGCCGTCTCTGGTTTTCTGTGAGTGTTTCTGTTAGTGGGCCGTTGTACTTCTCAGCCAGCGCGTCGAAGCGGCTCTTCAGTCCCGACAGATCAGACGGAGCGATCTCGTCCCCGTATTCCGTCAGAGTGAGAACAACCTCTTGACGAAAGCTGTTGATCTGAGAACGGATGTCCTTGAGACCCGCGCGTTCAAGCTCGTCCATCCTCCTGAGCAGCAGATTGACGGGTCTACGTGGCACTACTCGTACTGCGCTCCCTTCTTCGTCGGATCGTTCTTCTTCCCGGGAAACGGATCAGTGCCGTCGTATGCACCTTCATCCTGTTGCTGTTGATTCTTCGCCTTGATCTGTTCCACGGTCTCATTCGGATCGGTCTCCACTCCGAGCCGCCCGACAAAGCCATCGCAGATTCTCTTTGCTGTGTCGTCTCCGAGCCATCCCTGATCCTTGGCAATCGTGAGAGCATTCACAACTTGAACCATTCCGACACCAATCACCGCAGAATCCCGACGCTCGAAGTCAAACATATTGACTTGGCAGTCGATGTACTCGTCCTCTGTGACTGTGAGCATTCCTGCAATCACTGCCTGATCAATCACGAACTGCGCCATTTCTTTCACCACGCGCTTCATTGAACGCTGCACGGCTTTCAACATTCGCATCGTCGGCGTTGCCATAGCTTCTGATGTTGCTCTGTTTGCATCCTCTCCCGATCCGAACCAGTGCAGGGGAAAACCATCGGCTCCCACGATGAACCCTTCGACGGCAAGCAAGGCCGTCTTGATATCCATCGCCTTCAAATCGGGGGTGAGGATACTCCACGTCACCTTGTCGTTGTGTGCCCGAGCGGTTCCGGGACGCGGCGGCCTCAAATTCTTCTGTGCTTCCTTGATCTCTTGCTCCGTCGCGCCCTGCATCGTGACGTCCCACATAAAGGCATTGCGTTGACGAAAACCTTCCAAAGCATCGAAGAAAAATTGATCCAGTGAGTCGAGCCAATCCAGGAGCTTGACAAGATGTCCCTGCCCCCGCGTCTGATTCGTCACATGATTCAATCGCCAGTAGAAAAGCTCACCTACCATGTGGCCAAAGCTCGGACTCCCAATATCGTTGTCGTGGTGAACAACGGTATAAGGGACTTTCTCCCCTGTGTCGCCAACCCTCATCATGACTTTCTGCACCTCGCGGATATTCTTCGGGTTGACAACCACCTGATCGACATTCAGTGGATCAAAGTAA